GGCGCGCGAGCGCACGATTGAACCCGCCGACTACCTTGCCTACCTGAAACAGGCATGGAATCCACAGGTTGCTGCCGAGGCTCTTGGCTGCGACATTGCGGATATCCGTGCTTTGCAGCGCTCGCGCAAGTTCGTTGAGCGGTATCTTGCTGAAACCGTGCAGCTTACCGGCCCTGAGTCGTTGCAAGACATTGCGGACAAAACGGCCCTTGAGTTGATCCACGATCAAAAGATGGAGTCCTACTGGGCTCTGCGTGAGATGGGGATGGATCAGAACGTGCCTGCGAATGTACGGGCGCGGATTCATGGCAAGTTCTTTGATGCGGCCTTGACGATGGACGGGTTGAACCAGAAGATCCAACACGAACACACGATCACTCACAGGTTGGACCCGGAATCAGCGGCGGCGCTGGAATCGGCGCGAGCTGAGTCGTCGAGGTTGATAGCGGCTCCTATTGATGTGACACCTGATGGCCGTCCTTGACGACAACCTGAGGCGACTGCGGGCGCAAGCTCTCGTCTCGCCATACTTCTTCATCAAGACATTGCTGAAGAACCCCGATATGGACGAAGCGATCCACGGGGTCGAACTGGAGAAGTGCGTCCGTTCGATGGCTAGCGGGAAGCGCTACAAGTGGATCGAGTGGCCGCGTGGGTTCCTGAAGTCGTCGGTGTTCACTCAAGGGCTTTCCGTGTGGCTGTGTTTGCCTGAAGATGCAGCCGATAAAGCCTGCGCTATCAATGAGTTAGGGATCACACCTGAAGTATGGGATGAACGTTCTAGGTTGCGAAACCAGAACATCTCGCAACTGCTGGTCTTCGAGACCCACGACAACGCCAAGCGCAAGCTGCGCAACATCCGCCGATTCTTTGAAGAGTACGAGACCTTCCGGGTCGTATTCCCCGAGATCGCCTACACGGGTGGGGAGAACCCCTGGAATGAGGGGGCGTTGTGCGTTCGCCGCAACCCCCGGAGGCACCTACAGCCGGAGGCGACCTTTGAGGCTATCGGTGTTGGCGGTGCGCTGCAATCGCGCCACTTTGATGCGATCTGGGCCGATGACGTGGTGGGCAAGGATGCAATCAAGTCCGAGACCGTCATGAACGACACGATCCAGTGGTTCGGGCAACTCAACGGCATTGAGCAGTTGGGTGGCAGGACGTGGCGGTTTGGCGTCTCTAACCGCTGGGGTTTCAACGACTTAAACGCTCACCTTCGGATCAACGAACCCCACTGGGAGTTCTCCTACCTCCAGTCCTACACCCTCGATGGGGATGGGAATCGCGTGCCGACGTGGCCGACCATGTACCCCTTGGAAGTGTTGGACCAGAAACGGGCTTCGATGTCTGAAGATGAGTTCTTCGCCCAGTACCAGAATGAGCCTCGACCCCCTGGCGGGGCGGACTTCGACGCCTCTAAGCTCCACCGCTATCAGGTGAAGGATGCGGGGCAAATTTGGTGCAAGACCTGTCAGAAGATGTACGACGTAGCGGGGATGAACCGCTACATCCATTACGATCCGTACAGCGCCAAGGGCAAGTTCTCGCGATCCCTGCCGGCCATTGCGGTTGTTGGGACGGCGACGGACAAGCATGTGTTCATGCTGGCGAGCTTTTGCAAGAAATCCGCCTCGTATGAGCGGATCTTCGAGGAACTGTTCAAGATCAACACGCGATGGGACCCACTGCTGATGACTTACGAGGATGTCGGCGGGCAAAACATGGCCGAGTTCTACATCAAGAAGTTTCAGAACACCGCTGAGTTCCAATCCTCAGGACTGCGGAAGATTCGGCGCGTTGTGCCGGTGACGACCAAAGGCAAACCGATGGAGATTCGGGTCCGCGACTACCTGATCCCCGTGATCGAAACCGGGCGATTCGGGATTGACGAGCGCCACGAGCAGATGGTGGAAATGGCGTCCACCTTCCCTCATACCGTGCCGGGGCATGACTACGACCTCCTGGACGCCTTGGCGCAGGGTGCGTCGGTGTGGAAGTATCCAATGGGATCGGAAGAGGAAGAGGACGCGATCGTGGCCGACCAAGCGCGGTTAGCGGAACTGGGGCAGTCGTACTCGCAATGGACACAGTGACATGACAGGAATAATCCAACCCAACCTTTCCAGCGACCAGCGCGAAGAGCTTGAGCGGTATCTTGCGATGCACTGGCGACGCGCCGAAGACGCCCGCTCCCAGGAAACAGAGTCGTTCTACAAGACGTGGGATCGGCAGTACCGCGCCGTGCCGGCCCAGAAGCAGCGCAATTTCCCGTGGCCGAACGCCTCGAACTTCGTGGTGCCGATTATCCGCATGTACGTGGATACGTTCGTCGCCAGGACCCTGAACGTGGTCTTCAAGACGCGGCCCTTGGTGGGGGTGTCGGGGTATCCCGCCGAGGTTCGCGAGGCGCTTGAGGCGTACCTAAACCTCAAGTGTAGGCAAGACTGGGACATCTACGAGCTGGCGCGCGGCATCCTGATGCGGGGCAATAAGTACGGCACCGCTTTAACGAAGGTGTTTTGGCGCGAGGATGAAGTCAACTCGCCCATGCAGGTCTTCAGCGAGGATGGGGAACAGAAACTTGAATCCATTCCCGTCATGCGCTACAGCGGCCCGAGTGCCGACCATATCGCTTTCGATGACTGGTTCCTCTACCCGATCACAGCGAACTCTGTCGCTGAAGTCGAGATCATGTTCCATCGGCTTCGCTACCCCGAGGAAGTCGCCCACGCAAACCGCAATCAGTGGGGCCTGTCGTCGGAAGAGATTGAGGCGGCGCTGAAGTACCCCTCGGATGCCAAGCGGGATCAAGAACAGCGGTCAGCGGGTGTGAGCGATGGCGACTATCGCGAGATGTCGATCATCGAATGCCACTTTGACTGGGAGGTCAGCGGCAAGACGTTCCGCTGTATCGCGCTTTTCGAGCCCGTCACCAAGACGCTCGTGGACTTCCGCATTAACTCCTACCCACCGCAGATCGAGTTGTTTCACGCCTACCGTCCGTTCCCCCGCGACGACGTGTTCCCCGGCGAGTCGATGTGCGAAATCCTCAGCCAAGGCCAAGAGGAAGTCTCACAGATCCACAACGAGCGGCGGAATCTATCAGTGATGACATCGGCTCCGATCATCCTCAAGAAAGAGGGAGCGAGGACGCCCGGTCAGTCCAGCAACGTCTTCTATCCCGGCAAGGTCTACAACGTGGAGGACATGGACGATTTCAGCGTCCAGACCATCGGCGGCAACTACCAAGACATGATCGCCGAGGAGAACCACTCACTATCGCTGGCTGATCGCGTGTCTGGCATCTCAGCGGGGATGCAGGCCGCATCGCAGGGCGGGCAGGGCAAGGGCGGCGTTTACAACACCCAAGGCACAATGGCCGTCATGGCCGAGGGGAACCAACGTCAGGACACCAACATCAAGGACTTCCGGCTATGCCTTGGCGGCGTCATTAAGGCAATGTTCGGGCTACAGCGTGAGATTGAGCCGGACGACCCGGCTATTGGGCAATTGCCCCAAAAGATGCAGCCCTTAGTGCGGCAGGCCATGCAAATGTCTACGCCGGACCAACTGGCGCGCTCGATCTTCGAGGTTCGGGTCTCCGATGCGGCGATGAACGCCGAAGCGCGAAAGGCCAACCTGATGACGATGGCGAATACGCTATCGCAGTTCTCGCAACAGCAGTTGCAACTCGCGGCGCAAGCGGTGAACGAGTCGATGAACCCTGTCATGCGCACGATCGCCTTTGAAACCCTTCAAATGCAGCACGGCATCGCCCGCGCGCTGCTTAACGAGTTCGACCTACACGGATTGATTGATGACATACCAGATGCCAAACGAGCCATCGAAGCTCAATCTCAACCCCAGCCTGGACCAAGCGGAGGCCCTGCTCAAGGCCAGCCCCCTGGAGCCGGAGGAATGGGAGCAATTGGAGGCCCTGCTCCGCAGTGAGGGCTGGCACGCGCTCAAGCGCTACCTCATCAGCGGCGGTCGCCATCATGAACGGGTGGTGCGCGATAAAAAGGCGAACATCGAGACGATCCGCTATTCGCAGGGCGCTCTCGACATGCAAGACCTTTTAACTCAACACCTTACGGTGCAATACGTGAGGGACATGCGGCGTGCAATCGCAGAGGCGGCAAACCTCAAACGTGAGTCGTTTGAGCAAGATGCGGCCAATACCTAAAGTAACGCTTGACTTGCGCTGACGTAACTGGTACATATCATTGTGGATGCGACATTTTCTGTCTGGCATATTGCGTGACCCCGAACCGGAAAGCGGTGGCGGCGGCCAAGCGGAGTTGTTCGACGACCCCGCCGAGCAAAACGACACTCCCGCAGCCGATCCTGGCGATGACCGACTTGCCCGGCTAGAGAAGAAACTTGACAGCCAAAACGGCTTTCTTGCCAACTTCTTCCAGCGGCCCCAGCGGGAACCCCAGCAGCAGCGTCCCGACCCCAACGCCCAGCGCAAGCAGTTTGAAGAGGCGTTCTTCCAAAACCCCACCGGCGTAACCGCTCACATGGCGACGCAGGCTGCCCAGCAGCAGGCCAACCAGCTACGCGGCGAACTGCATCCCATGCAGGTACGGCTAGCGCAGGATGAGGCGCGCGGCAAAGACCCTGAGGTTTTCGACAAGTACAAAGACAAGGTTTCCGAGTGGGTGCGCAACACCTACGGTCCGGCTGACTGGACGAACCCGTTCGTCTGGGAGCAAGGGCTGAAAGGCGTCAAGGCTGACCACTTGGATGAGATCGCAGAATGGAAGGCCCAGAAGAAAAAGGCCGCCACTTCGATCAATGCGCCTTCGCGTCGCGGGTTCTCCGGCGACGAGCCTAAGGGCTTGTCCGACGATGAGCGCGCGATGGCTGAGTTCCTGGGAATGTCCGATGCGGACTATGAGGACGCCCGCAAGGGGTGGGCCACGGACCTATCGGCCCCCACGACTGGACGGAACATGCTCAAGAGCGGTTGGTCGGATGTGATTACGCTCGACTCCCGCAAGCCACGAAAGAGAGCCAAAGCCAATGCTTGAAGCCCGCGCTATCTACGACACCCCGGACGAGAAGCAGAGCGCCGCATTCGCGAAGCTGCTTGCCGACGTTCACGTCATCCACGAAAACGCAACCCGCAACCTAGGGGCCTTGCTTAACGGCGACCCCTCCAAGGCGTATGTCTGGGTCCGCAACTCCCCCGAAACCATCGCCTCGCGCATGGGCATGGGGTACGAGGTTGTCAAGGACGGCAAGGACAAGCGGAATAAGCCCACAGTTCAGAGCGTTTGGCGCAAGCCTGATGGCTCATTCGTTCGCGGCGATTTGATTCTGATGTCTGCTGACAAGCAGCGGCATGACGCCTTGAAACTCTACAGCGAGTTGAAAGCAGTCCAGAACTTGCGCCAATCGCGAGCGCCCATTTTGCAAACGGCCCGGCAGGCTGGTATTCGCGCGCACCTTGCAGAAGAGGACGGCGCATCCATATCCAACGGAGAATAGAATGGCAACGGCTAGTCCAATTACTCTGTGGCGTGTTGATGGGCCAGGTCTGCCTGCGGGCGATCGCTACCCTGAAGACGCCAGCGAGACTTTCAACCGTGGCGTCCCCGTCTTTCTTGACGGCGACGGCATGGTCAACGAGGTGACCACCAGCTTTGGCGGCACCGAAACCGTACTCGGCGTTTCCGCCGAGGCTGGTCATAACCTCACCACGCAGAACACTGCCGAGGTTGGCAGCGAACACGGCACGCCGCAAGGCATGTCTGCGGCTGGTATTTCCGCCGTAGGCTCGCCGATGAAGGATGGCAAGGTCCAGGTGCTTCACGCCACCGGCAATGCTACTTGGCGCGCGGCTTTGACTGACGGCCAAACTTACTCGGCTGCTTTGGTGCAGCCCGGCACGCTCTACGAACTGGCGCGGGAATCCAACGGTTACTGGTCGGTTGATTCCACCGACACCGGGACAGGCGCGGATCATGTGGTCGAAATCGTTGGGGCCGACCCCAACTCCACCGAGCACGTTCTTTTCAAATTCACTCGCAGCAAGCGGGCGTTCGACTAGGAGGCTGACATGGCAACATTTAGAGGAAACTTCGGCCCCCTACTCGCGCCGGGCATCGACAAGATCATGAAAGACGAGTGGGCGAAACTCCCTGAGGAGTATTCGCAATACTGCGTCGTCAAGACTTCCGATCGGGCGTTTGAAGACACTCACCGCGTCGCCGGCTTCGGGCTCGCTCGCCTGAAGAATGAAGGCGCTTCGGTCACCTTTGATGATCCCTTGATGGGGCCGTCCAAGCGCGCGATCCACGAGACCTACGCGCTTGCTTTCCAGGTCACCGACGAGATGATCGCCGACGACCAGTACGACATCATCCAGAGCTTCCCGAAGGACATGGCGCGCTCGATGCAAGCCACCGCCGAAACTCTGGCGATTGTTCCCCTCAACACCGGCTTCTCGTCCACCACCACGGCGGACGGCGTGGCGTTCTTCTCGGCGTCTCACCCCTTGCAAGATCCCTCGCAAGGTGAGATCACAACCTCCACTCAATCCAACCTGCTGAACCCCGCCGCCGAGCTTTCGGTGACGGCTCTCCAGGACGCTCTGATCCTCTATGAGAATCAGGTGAACGAACGGGGCTTGCGGATCGCGATCTCCCCCGACAAGCTCTACATCCCGCCGCAGTTGCAGTTCACGGCGGCGAAGATCCTGCAATCGCAGTTCGACCCCGAATCGGGCGAGAACGCGGTTAACCCCCTCTACAACCGGCTGGTGCCGTGCGTACTGCACCGCCTCACCGACACGACCAACTGGTTCCTCGCCTCCAAGGACGAGAACAAGTACACGTTCTACTGGCGGATGCGCCCGAAGACGGCCCAAACGGACGACTTCAACACGGGTTCCGCGCAGTTCAAGAGCACGATGCGTTGCTCGGTCGTTGTGACCGACTATCGCGGCTGGGTTGGTTCCAACCCGTAAACCACGGGGGGCTTCGGCCCCCCATTCAACCCCCGGTGACGGCAGACCACTTGGGTTCATAGGGTAAACGGCGGGCCAAACCGCCGAGGCGTTTGGGGTTGTACGCGGCCTTAACCGCCCCACAGGAGTAACTCAATGGGTCTGACAGCTTTCCCTCACGGCGTTTCGAGCTTCGGTATTCCGCAAGTCGGCGCTGGTTCCTTCCCCTACACCACCACCGGGTCGGTGTTCTTTGTTCATTCGAGCACGGGTTCGGATTCCCCTGGTCGCGGCACCAACCCCGATGAACCGTTCGCCTCGATCGACTATGCGGTCGGTCGCTGCACGGCCAACAAGGGCGACGTGATCTACGTCATGCCGGGCCACGCCGAAACCGTCTCGGCTGCCGGCGGCCTGGATCTGGACGTAGCCGGTATCTCGATCATCGGTTTGGGCTCCGGTTCTCTTCGCCCGACCGTGAACTTCACGACCGCCACCACGGCTGACATGGACGTGGACGCGGCCAACATCTACATCGAGAACATCTTGTTTACGGGCGGCATTGACGCCCTGGTGTTCCCGATCGACATCAACGCGGCGGACTGCACGATCGTCAATTGCGAGTACCGGGATGTGACCGGGCAAGCAACCGACTGCATCAGCGCCGACGCCAATGCAGATCGCCTGAAGATCAAGGGGTGGGTCCATCGCGGCGCTGCGGCTGCTGGCGCTGATACGGCCATCCACATCGTAGGCGGCGATGGTTGCGAGATCGACGACTTCGACATCGACGGCAACTTTGCGGTCGCGGCCATTTTGAACGCGGGCACGGCGGCGACGAATCTGAAGATTGGCGCGAAGACGGCGGGGTACAATCTTGCCCGGAATCGCAACTCGGCGGATGTGATCTTCTCGGCTGTCTCGACTACGACCGGCTTCGTGAACAACATCTTCAGCCGCTTGGCTGACAACGCGGCCAACATCACTGAAGCGTTGGTTGGCGCGGACATGCAGTTTGGTCCGAACCTGCCGATCGTCAACCTCGATGGCGAGCAAGCGCTACAGTGGAACGGCACGGCTTCGACCGACGCCTAAGTAGCTGAAAACAAAGTGGTTGCGGGTATTGTTCTCCATGCCCGCAACCACTCAACAAGAGATAGGAACTTTAGTAGGGGCGGCCTAGATGGAACTGACCACAAACATTTGGCGGATTTATCCCGATGACGCCCCGACCTCGGCTGTTGGCCGCGATGTCCCAGGCGGCTCGCGTATCTTCGCCCACCGTATTCGCTGGCAGCCTGACGGGTCTTCCGACCCTGGGGATGCCGTACACGTCAAGGACGCAAAGGGGCGCACGGTCTTCTTCCACGAAGCAGTGGCGGGAGAATCCTTCTTTGAGCAAGAGTTCGCAGCGCCTCTCGCGGGGCCGCTGGAGGTTCCTTCTTTGGCATCCGGCGTACTGGAGATCATCATCGAGTGAGCTATGCGACGCAAGCGCAACTTCAGGGCGGAGGAAGCATGGGAATTTTGCCACATCTGCGGACTGGAGTTTCCCATGAGCGAGCTGGTCGTCTCTAACTCGCGTCGAACCAAGGGGCATTTTGTTTGTGCGGAAACATGCGTGGACTCGTTGGATGTGGAACGCCGAGAGCGGGAAATATCGCGTGTTCTCCAGCAGGGCGCGCAATACGAAGGGACGGACACGCGCCACATGCGAAGGCGCTTCTTTGGGAGCGAAGAGATTTAGATGGCTACGACTTTGGGCGACATTGCATCGACGGTGGCAAACGATATCCTCGTGCGCCCCGACGAGACGATTGGATTCGCCATCAAAGCCGCCACAATGGCGTATCGCACGATCGCCAACAAAGTTCCCTTTCCTGAGTTGTTAGTTAGGTCCGACGAGATCGCAGTCACTCAAGATTCTCAAACCCTAAACCTGACAACGAATCTGTCGGACTACGAGGTAGCCGGGATCATATCCTTGCGGTACAAGGTCTCGGCTACCGAGGTTTTCAGGTTGACGCGCGACGATGCGCGAAACCACGAATGGTACACCTACCAGACCAGCGGGACTCCGCGCCTGTACGCGCGAGTGGACCAAGATACGATCGAGTTTGACGTTGCGCCGTCATCGTCGGCTCATACTATCCGTGCATACTTCTGGCGCAAGCCCGTCATCAGCGTGACGGACCCGGCCTCGCATGAGCTGCTGATCCCTGTCGAATGGGAAGAGTTGTTGATTTGGGAAACCCTCTACCGGACGTACCACTTCCTACAATCGTTCGACAAGGCTGGGGCGCTGATAATGCCGGCCATGCTGCCTGATGGACCGTCCGTGCGGAAGCGGCACTCGAAAGAGATGGGTATCATCCCTCGGCTGTGGAACGACTTGCTGTCCACCCTTACTTGGCGCGAGTCGATTGACGAGGATTGGGGGATGCAGCCTTACCGGAGGTCCATGTAATGCTGCTAGCTAAGTGGACCCCCCAAAGGCTCAACACCGAAGCAGCCCCAATTGCGCTAGGCGAGACGGAGTGCAGCGATGCACTCAATTTTTTGTTTGAGCGCGGCGTAGCACGAACCCGCCCACACTTGCGAAAGCGCTTTTCAGAGTGGGCGTCTGGGGCTAAGGTAGACTTTGCAAAAGCGTTCTTGCTCAACCAGGGCAACCGCTACATCGTCTATATCGACGACGCTGGGGCGGTGCGACGGCTGGGTTCGTCGGAATCCGCAACTCCGTATTCTGCTGCCGAGATCACGGGCGCTGGCACGACCTTTGGCGATCGCGAATTTCACAACATCACTGTCTGGGCTGGAATCGTCTTGGTTGGAAACAACGTCGGCGGGCTGCTGACGCATACGCCGGTTTCCACGTCAACCTACGCCGTGGTTTCGGACGCGAAGTACCGTTACGTCACTACCTCGTTCAATCGAGCTGTGGCAGCCTACGATATCACATCGGGGGCAAACAACCCGCGCAAGATCGGGTGGAGCACCACCACGGACATCACAGACTGGACGAGTACCGGGTCAGGGTCAACGGAGCTGACGGACATCCCGGACGACATTACGGGCATCGTCAACATCAACAATATCATCGTAGTGGCCCGTACTTACGGGTGGACGCTGGGCTACGTGACTGGCTCAAATACTACAGGCCCGTTTCGCTGGGAGATGAAAGTGCGAGAGGGGTCGGGTTGTGCGTGGCCTTCGACGTTGGCGCACTTCAATAGCACGATCTTCTGCGTCGGGCACGATGACGTGTACACGTTCGACATTGCCTCGGGGCCGAAGCCGATTGGCGGCAGTATCCGAGATGCGTTGATGCACTCGCTCCATGAGGGCGCGCGATACAGGGGCGTCATTACCAGGGGCGACTATCGCTACAATTCTGAATCCGCAACCGACGTGGACGAAGCAGCAAGTTTCATCCCTCGACTGCGTTATCACTTGATCCCGATTGTAAGCCACGAGGGCGCTCGTCACTACAGCTATGACGTGCATGAGCAAACATGGGCGGCGCACTCGTACAATACCGACATTCGAGTTGGGTTTGAGAAAGTGCAGTGGCCGCAGAAACACCCTATCTTCTCGCTATGCTTTGTTGATGACGCCACGCCGCCGCAGTTTTTCCAATGGTTTGACGGTCAATCAGGGGCTTACAACGCTATCAGCTCGTGGCCTGATGACCTGGACGACCAAGATGCGTCGCTGACTTCGCCGGTCTTCTTGCTCAGCGGGTCCGCAGAGCGCGACTACGACGTAAAAGAGTTGTACCTCGTGTGGGCGATGGAGGGCGGGCCGACATCTAATGGAACTCTCAATCATCCAATGGTGGATTTGACGGCAACCTTTCAGCAGAACCACAAACAGGTAGCCGTCAAGCAACGGCTGGACTTAGCTTGCAAGATTGATGCCCGGCGCAGCGAGTGGAATAGGACGAAGTTTCCGATGAGGCTCAACGGGAACTTGCTAAAGTTGAAACTGACAGTCCCCACGGGAATCAAGTTGGCGATCAAGCAAGTGGAAGTGCATGGCGATGATAGCGCGCAATCGAGGGCCGCATGACGGAAATCGAAGAGTTGCGTCAAGAGTTCGCCGAGTTCAAGGCGATGCTGCTGACTGCGGATCAGTATTTGCGCTACGAGCGCCTGCCGCAGTTGGTGGGCGACAATATCACTCATTTTGCTGGGTCCGAGGAGGTTTCTGTGGGTGATAGATGGGAATACAAAGACCCGCAGTACGGCACTCCTGGCAGTGGTTACAACTTCATTGATGCAGGGGATGGGGCTGGGTCGGCAACCGTATTGAATGTGACGGAAACCGGGAAACTTCTATCTGTTGGGCTACTGTGTGGCGGCAGCAATTCGAGCGCTTGGACTACTCAGAGCGTTGATGCGGATTTGCGGATCACTATTGATGGAGGAACCGCGACCAATTTGCCGCTTGCATCAGGCGTGCGTGGATGGGACGCATGGGCGCAGCCGTGGCGCACCAACGGCGACGTGAATAGTGCAGACCCCGAGCGGTGGGGTTCGGTCCAAGGCGACACGTTCTCGCTAGACCTGAATTTTGAGTATCGAACATCGCTGAAGATCGAACTGGTTGTCAACTCGATCGCAAACTTTGGCGGCAGTGACTACTGCTTTTGGTTTTGCTACACACACCGCGCGGCGTTAACGACAGTATAGGGAGAACACGCAATGATCGTAACCAACACAGACCCATCATCCCTCCCGCTGATCTTCCAACTCGTCGGCTTGTTTGCCGTGGGAGCGTTTTGGGGTGCGCTCGCCAACATCCTGCCGGCCATCCTGGGTATCGGCGGCGGTTTGTTCGGCGGAAACAACAATGCCACCGAAGACGGCTTGCCTGTTCAGCTTGATCCGACATACCCGTTCTTGCAGGAGAACTTTGGTCAATACCTGAGCAATTACATCGACCCGGCTACGGGCGCATACTACGGGCATCAAGCGTTTCCTGGCGCTGGCGGTCCTGCGGGCTCTGGCTCACAGGAAGGCCCAGGCACGGAGACGATCGGCCAGATGTCTCCGGACGTTAACAACACGATTCTGCCGAACGTCTACCAGAACTGGCAGCCGTGGGATGCAGGCACGCAGTACCTTGCCGACTTCCTCTACAACCAGAACCCGGTTGGGCAGGAAGATCCGCGAGCGCGGCAACTCATGGATTACGGCGGCTTTGGCGGTCCTGGTCATTCGGGAGTTCAGACCGCGCTGCAATACGGCGCTCCGTCCGAGGCTGGCCAGTATCTTGGCAACCTCGCGCAGTTTGGCGTTACGGGAACGCCGATGGGCAACTTCATGAAAGAGGCAATGGCTGGAAGCCTGAACCCCCACCGCAAGGTTCCGGTCCCGCCGAGGGGTTGATATGGCATTCGGCAACATCGACTACGGCACATGGATGGGCAACAACCCCCAAGCACAGGGGGTCGTCAGCGAGGACATCTACAACCAAGCCGTAAACTATTACGGCGCGATGCCCAGCGGCAACACGGCCCCAAACGGGACGATGTTCTGGGGCTCTGACGTTGCGAAACAGTTGGGCTTGCCGGGCGGAAGCTACCGCTCATTGGCGGGGTCCGCCTACCACACGCCTTCAACCCAGACCCAGCAGGGAATGGGGTCGATCTACGTCCCCGGCGAAGTGGATCAAGTTGCGCGGCAACAGGGCGTCACGGGCATGGGCTCGGGTCAGCTCATCGGCGATTACTATAACAACGCCGGAGTGTTGGGTGCGATGGGCTCGACCAACGCGGCGGATCATGGGATACAGTCGCAGCAAACCGGCATGACGGCCCCGATGGGATCGCGCACGGCGGCAGCAGCGCAGCAACGCAGCGATCTAGGGCTTGGCACGCTCAATCAAACCGCCGTCAACGACTTCATGACGTGGTTCAACAATCAAGGACCACGGGCTGAAGGCCCCCTTGGGTCTCAGTTGAACTTTCCCCAGGCGCGGACCTACGACACGCCCTACGGCCAAAGCGCTGTTCTTCCTGGCAACATCACGCAGTCGTTCGACCCGAACCTGATGCAGACCAACCCCGGCTTGTTCGGGGCTGGAGTGCAGACCGATCAGTTGATGCGCGGCCTGCCTGGGTATGGCGGTCCATTGCACGGGTTCGTTCCGCCGTGGGTCGCGGCGAGCGCAGGGCTTGACGGCAGCAACTACCTGGAGGGCTCTTACCCTCCGGCTCCGTCGCTGTATGACGACAACGGGTTCCCAATTGGCGCAAGCCAAGGCGGACTGCCGCAGGCGTCGTATTACGGTCAGAACGGGTTTGGGGCGTCGGCCCCTGGCGGCAGCCAGTACAACCCAGGAACAAACGCCGGCGGCGGCTATGACTACGGGAGCGTCTTTGGCGGTGGCTCGGGCTATGGCCAGGGCAACGGCTCGGGCTCGGGCACGGGCGGCGCGAATCCCAATCCTTTCCCTCCGGCAGGTGGTTCGGGGGGAAGTGGTTCCGGCAGCGGAACCGGGGGAGGCGGAACCACTTTACCCAGTCTGCCGGGCAGTAACGCCTCCCCAACCTACAATCAGCCTACGGTCACGAACCCGAACCCCGGTGGCGGTGGTGTTGGCAACGCTTCTGCGAACGGCGTCCCCTCGTCGGCTTCTGAATGGCTGGCGTCTGGGGCCAATGACTTTGGCTATCTCCAGAGTTTTGCCCAAGACGGCCAAGCGATCAATCAGCTTCCGGCGTGGCAGGCGATGACGGATGCACAGCAACGGAACCTCGACAGGCGCTATGCGGACCTCCAGGAATCGTTCAACGTATCGGGCAATCGGGCGTCTACGCCGTTCGGCCAAGCGGCGGTGGATTTCCAGACTCAAGCAGGGCTGGAGCAGAATGCGCTGTTGGCGCAGATGACGGCTCAAGCCCTAGAGGCTGCGATGGGTCGGCAGTACGGGGCTTCCGGCCAGTTAGGGCAAATGGCACAGCAAGGCATCAGCCAATTGTCGGGGCAGGATTTCCAGTCCGATATGTGGCAGATGCAGCACGCCTATGACTTGGCGCAGCAGATGTACCAGGGCTCGGTGGGTGCGGCGCAGGCACTCAACCAGACGGCCATGCAGGCGGCGACGCAACTGTACGGCGCGGAGACGGCGGCCGGCATGACTGAGCAGGATCGCCAGATGGCGCTGATGCAGTTGTCGCTAGCGGGTGCTGGCGACTTGTCGAATCTCTGGCGGCAGAACCTTGGCGCTGGATCGGCGCTGGGTCAACAGCAGTACGGTATTGGCCAGAATGAGATCGACCGCATCTACCAAGAATGGCTGCGGACGCGGAACTACAACTCGCCGCTGTTACCTTACCAGTACGCAGGCGCAACGGGCTACCCGGTTACGGCTTACCCGCAACAGAACCAGTCACAATGGGGCTCGATCCTTGGCGGGCTAGCCCCTGGGCTTTCGAGCATCTTGGGCGGGTTCGGAGGCGGAGGCGGCGCGCAAGGATCTACGACCAACCTAGGCGGGTACTTCGGCGGGATCTTGGGCTAGCAAGGAGATATAAACGATGCCACAACCAGGACCGCAACCTAGACCGATCGTACCGCCGCCCCCGACGCAGGGGAACGGCTTTGGCGCTGGCTTGGCGCAATTCATCGAAGCCTACCGGGGCGAGCGCCAGTCCAAGAAACAGGAAGCGGCCAAGAACTTCGACAGGCATATGGCGCTGTTGCAGCAGGGGCTTCCTGGATACAACCTCAAGATGATGGCGAAGTGGGCCAATGAAGCAGGGATGGAGTTCGACTACGACGCGCCCGCGATGCCACAACAAGCTCCTGCTGGGGCACAAGGCGGAATGATGCCTCAAGGCGGTGGAGTGCCTACCGCCGGTGGGGCAGCCCCTGCAATGGGCGGTCAAGGGGCTCCCCCGCCCCCGCCCCCTCCTGGAATGCCCCAGCAGGGACCGCCCATGCAGATGCAAGGTCCGCCTCCAGGGATGCCTCAAGGCGGGCCGCCGCAGGGTGGCGGGCAAGGTGGCGGAATCTTCAGCCGCCTCGGTCGCGCTATGGGCGTGCCGCAACCGCCCTCGCAGTCGCAGCAGCAGGGCGCACTAGCGATGCTGCAAGAGATGCAGAAGCGCGGCGCGATGAATAGCGACATGCAAGGGTTGCAGAATAAGATAGCGCTTCGGGCGTTGACGCTAACTGAGCAGCTTAGTGAAATGGAAAGGGCTGGCATTCCAGATGACAGCCCTGAAAAGATGAAGGCGATTGCTGAGTTGCAACGCTTGACAGGAGGACTACAGGGAGCTGCCGGTGATGCTGAAAGTGAGCAGCTTGCCCGCGCTAAGTTCGGCCCCGTGTACGATCGCATGGAAAAGGAGAAATTGGCGACAGAGCGCGAGAAGCAATCACGGGAAAGCCGCAAGCTCGCTTTTGAGGCTGTTAAAACAGGCAAACTGTCACCCGAGCAGGTCACTCAAGCGGTGGGCTACATCGACGGGACTGTTGAGTTGCCGCCTGATATGGGAGGCAAGAGCGGAGAAGATATCATTGGCATCGTTACTGGTCTACAAGGCGCGTTCCCGGAGGCTCCAGAAGAGGCACTGCGGACTGTTGTAACCCTTGCATTGGATGAAAACCCAAATGTTAGGGCGATCACATCCGCTATGGGTCAGCTTGGTTCGTCTCGTGAAAAACTCCAACTGCAAATGCAGAAGGAAGTAGCCGCTTTCCGGGCAAGGAGCGATGCGCGGGCTGAAGAGCAAATCCAGATGACGCGCGAAGACCGGGCCAAAGACAAGGAACTTGATAAAGTCACTGGATCTGTTTTGGCGCTCGCTCTCGGCGATGTAGACAAGGCATATGACGAAGCCCTTCTTTACACACGGCTTGCCACCGGCTTCGATTTAGAGAAGTCTGAAGCGATGCTGCCCCGTGTGCAAAAAGTCCTTAAAGACTTGTCGAAAAACCCAGATGCTTTGGAGCGGATGATGGCGAAGTTGCTAGAGCAACAGCAGCAGAAAGCGGAGCAATAGATGGCGACTCGGCTCACAACGAAAGAGCTGATGGACCTCCTGATGCAACAGGGGGCGAGCCCCCCTGCGCCTCCGCCGCAGAGTGTTCCGTGGCTCTATCAGGATGACCCGGTAGGGCCTCCCGCCCCTCCGCGTCCGCCTGTTCGTAATGGCTTGGACATTCACGCCCTTGAGACGTATCAGAAGAGGAAGGATCAATCATATGGGGAGAGGCTGGCAGCCGCCCCTGGTGACATCGCGGACTGGGCGTTTCCAGAGCATTATCAAAAGGAAATCGAGCAGCAACTTCCAGACTGGCTCGGACCAGCTAAGCCGTTTGTTGCTGGTGCTTTAGACTTCGATACGTCTGACTTCATGAACCCGATTGCAGCGGCCCCCATCAAGGGGACTAAATCTGCGCTTAAAGGCGGCAAGAAGGCAGCGAAGTCTTTAGCTGATGAGTACATCAACTTCTCCAAGATTGGGTTGTCAACAGAGGGGGAGGCAAGCCTGCGGGGTTTGATTGAAAAGTACGCACAGGCACCTGCTGAAGTTCCGGGTGCGCTGCCGAATCCCAAGGCTGTCCTGCCGGATGCCGCTGTTCGCGCCGACGCCAACAAGATAGACTTCGAATCGCTGTTCTTGCTGGAGACGCCGAAACCCGGCTCGGGTGGATTCAATGAGGCTACATCTTTGGCCCTGCGCGATGCGATCAAGAGCAGGATGGGTGATCTTGAAAGATTCACTGCATCCTCTCAGGGTGCAGTAGATGAAGCTACGAAAACAATATCGCTGGCTCAGGCCGCTGCCGCCGAGAACGACATTGCAAGACTGGTCGGCATCCAAACAGGGGCACGAGCCGAGGCCGGCAGAGGCTTGAGGGTCTGGCGGCAAATAGCCGAGGCAACGACTGATCCTAGTTTTTGGCTGGGGCGCGCGACGCAGAAAGCGGGGGGGCGACTACCGGGCGATAAGGCCTTGGAGTTGAATGGCATCCTCAAGCAGATCGCTGATGCCCCGGACGACAAGGCCAAGAGCCTTGGAAAGTTAGCTCTCGCGAAGTGGATGAATCAGTTTGAGGAGCACGGCGTAATTGATGTAGCACTTGCGTTCCGTAAGGCTGGACTTGTGTCTGGCCTCAAATCGCACTTCCGAAACCTTGGCGGCAATGCCCTGTTTGCAGTTACACGAGAAGTCTCGCAAATTCCTGAATACATCGCTGATACGGCTTTCAGCATGTTTTCCAAGCAATCGACGATTGCCCCGCCTGGACTGAATGTTCATCGCGGGATGCACGCCGCTGCAACCGATGGGCTCAAGCAAGCAGCCGAAGTCTGGAAACACGGAACTACGCTGGATGCCGCAAAGAAGTTCGACTTGGGGTATGGTGAGCTGAACTCGAAAGTATTCGGCGGTGGTAAGATTGATAAAGCCATCAACGGGTGGGTGAATTACAACTTCCGCGCGCTTGGGGCAGAGGATAAGGTTTTCCGCTCCTACGCTTTTCAGAGAGCTCTGGATGACGGCGCGCGTACAAGAGCAAAGACACTGCAATTGCAGAACAAATTGCCGTCTGGGCAAAGCGTGTCGTCATATGCCAAGCAACTTGCCGCAAACCCGCCAAAGGACTTAACGGCAGACGCGATGTACGCAGCAGATTATGCCGTATTTGCGAACAAGAATTGGATAGCATCACAAATCAATTCAGCCAAGCAGGGTGGAAGCCAAGTCGGGAAAGTCGCGCTTGACTTAGTGATGCCCTATGTGACGACGCCGACCAATATCGTAGCTCGGGCGATTGAGTACACCCCTCTGAACACCGCGTTTGAACTCGGAAAAGCGCAAAGGGCTGGGCTTCAAGCCGTGTGGGATGGGACTCGCAAAAATGGTCGCTCCATCAAAGAGGCCCATAAAATGATAGCCGAGTCATTCACACCAGATCAGCAAAAGGCTCTATCGCAAGCAATCGGCAGGGGCGCGACAGGGAGCGCCTTGATGTACATGGGCTACACGATGGCGTCGAACGGGACGATGACCGGGTTCCCGGCAGAGTCCCCCGGCGAGCGTGCTATCGACATGGCGGCAGGCAAGCAGCCCATGTCGTACAAGACCCCCGATGGCGAGTGGCGGAAATTCAACGAGTACGCTCCCGCTGCGCCTCTTCTTATTACAGGCGCGTCGATGTACGAAAATAGCGCTAGGGCAATGGAGGATGAAGGTAAGCGCACACAGAAGTTGCTGAAGGGCGCACTGAGGGGATTGAAGGATCTTCCGCTCTTGCAGGGTGTCGAGACGATTGACAGGGTAATGGAATCTCCCGCTACGGCACCGAAGAGTTACTTGCGAGAGCAATTGGGTACGATGATTCCTACCATTGTTGCTGATGTTGCTCGCGGCACCGATGACAAGGTTCGCACAACCTACCTCAAGGGGTCCGGCGTCCTTGATTCAGTCAAGGAGCGGTTGCCGGGTCTGCGTAAATACCTACCAGCACTGCGGGATGCTTTTGGGGATGAGGTTCAATCTGACATCCGCCACACTTACGACCCAGGGATGCCGAGTAAGGAGTCTGGCGATCGAGTGCGGACAGAGATGGAACGGCTTGGCATGGGCCTTACAAAGCCACGCCAAGAGGACGAGCAAAACAATGAAGACTACTTGCTAGAACAAGAAGTCGTTGGGAAGATGATCCACAAGGACTTGGCCCCGCTAGTGAACTCTCCTGGTTGGGAGTCAAAACCCGACGAGTTGAAAAAGCTCATAGTGGAGCGGATCGTCAGGCGGAACAAGAATGCTTACCAAGGCAAGCCTGCACCGTTTCTTAGGTTGGTGAAAAGGAGTTTACTAAAATGAACAGAGCACGCAAAACCGGAGGCGCTGGCGGTACCGGCGCAAAGAACTCGCTGATCCCCCCGATGGGGAAAGGCAAGGGCTCACCGAAGCCAGTCAAGAACTCGATCGCAGTGCGACCGGGCTCGGCCTCGGCTAACAAGGTGGGCAACTCGATCGCCCTGAATAAGGGCGGCAAGAAAGGCTACTAGGAGACAGCATGAACGACCCGGCAGAACTCATGAAACAACTCCCGATTGCGGAGGTACACAAACTCCAGCACATCGGCGGGAAACTCCGCGTGGATACGGTGCGAGGCGAACGGCTACTCATTCGCCCCATCAAGCCGCGCACGAAGATTGACGAACTGGAAGAGAACAGCATCCTGTTCATCCCGGATGATGTCAAGAAGTCCAACACGCCTCTTCCCTCGATGGGCATCATTATCAAGGTGGGCGACCAAGTACCGGAAGGGCAGTACGAAGTGGGCCAGGCCGTGATGTTCTCAAAGTACGCGGGCGTGGATTTCACGGAAAATCGCACGGAAGGCCAATTCAAGATCATCTTCACTACCGAAGTGCTCTGCACGATGGTTGCGGAAGACGGCGTACTGGCTGACGCTGTGCGAGTAGATGAGGCGGCTTAACGCCAAGATGCAAAGGAGGCCGACAATGGCTGTTCGCAAACTACTGATTCTATTGGCCTTACTGATGCCAATGTCGGCGTTCGGCCAAGCCGTCAGCGGGGCTACGTCTGGCGGGGCCTCAGCGGCGGATGACTTATCGGATGTCACGATCACGTCTCGCGCTGCTGACGATATCCTCGTCGATAACGGTTCTGGCGCTTACATCAATGAGCAGATCCTAGAGGCAATTGGGTCGCGGTTGATGGATGGGCGGGTATTGTTCGTTGATAGTGGCCTCGTCAGTCAAAGTCCCTCATTGCTGTGGTCCAGCCCTCATCTTTCTGGAGTTGGCGGATATACGCCAGCGATTCGCTTCGGTAACGTGATTGCCTCTACTCCAACTTATAGCTGGAGTAGCGATAAGGACACGGGCTGGGCCTATGGTGGCACTACAGGCGTATTTAGGGGCCTGTCAGATGGAGTCGATTTTTTCACCATCGGCGGCGCCCAAACCGTCCTAGTCAAAGACACTACAGCCACCACCGGCGCCACGATCCACCGCTGCGAAGACGGCGCCGGCCAAGGCGTCACGCCGTGCGCACAGGTTGAGAGCT